TACGGCGATCAAACTCACCACCAATAATTGTGAACTCAAGTTCCATCCACTTGGCTTTCGATGACTGTGATTGTTTGAACCATTGTCCTGCGCCAAACTCTGAAATTTCGATATCGCCCATTTTGACGACGATGACTGCACGAGCGATTGTCCCTGCAGGAATTAATGAAAATTCTTGAGGTCCATCGTTGACTGCTGCTGTATTAAGATTGATCATGATTTACTTCTCCTTGGAGTTCTGTTTGTGGGTTCACAAAAGTTAGTTCTGACTTGCGCTCAGTTGTTTGCATCTTGTGTATGAGCTTACCCAAGTCTGGTTCTTCAAGAGCATCAAGGCGCCCAGAGCGATCCTTCGCAGGGTAGCCATACTCGTTTAAGGCATCGCAGACAAACGCACGAAATGTGCCGTTTTCTCCAGACATGACTGCCATTGTGATGACTTCATCCACAATGCCGGGCAGTTCCCGTCCTGTCTTTGATCCTTCGATTTGCAGCGTATATTGCTTGCGCCCGTAATCGTCTGTGACTTCATCAAGAATGCCAACAAAGATTACGTTCTTTTCACGTATATGCTGCAGATGGGTTAGCCAACCCATCATCTCTCTTGCATGCATGCCGTAGGCTGCACGAGTGTCTAGCTTTCCAGTGCGGTCAGAACGCGACTCTGGTTGCTGCTGACAGTAAGAGAAACACAGACGACCTGCGACTGTGATAGAGTCCACAAAAATTGTGTCATACTTCATCATGGACTGATCGTTGCTTGGATCACCATAGGTTTGGCAAACGTAATCATAATGCGCTTGGCTGTATGGTTGATCTTCTGCAAGGGCAGGGTTAGGACCGCCGACATAACACGCGAGGTCACGACATTCTGCCCAAGTATTTGGGCGCACAACGTCGATAGGATGCCCTTCCAACGCTGAGTCACCCGCTTCCAAATCCATAAACAATGTTGTCTTAGGATTAAGAGTTTTGGCGAGGGTTGTTTTTCCAACCCCACTTGCGCCCAAAACAACGATCTTATGACCGCGTTTTTCTGCCAACCTTTCGTCGGCTGATATGATTTTCAAAGGCATTTAACTCTCCACTGAAAAAGTTGCGCCACCCAATTCTACTGTGCGGCATTCTTCGAGAAGCTCTTTCACACGAGGTGGAGCTTCATTGTATTTTCTTTCTTCTACTGAGAAAGTGAGTTTACCGTAGTGACGAGCGTCATCTACTGGCATTGTATCAAGTGTTTTACGCAAGGCTTCTTGATCCCACGTTACCTTCTTGCGTAAGACCGCTTTGATTTTTCTGTTCCCTGCTAGAATATGCGCAGTTCCAAAATCCTTGCCCTCAGTCATCAAAGACTGCTTGGCACGATCAAGAAACGTATCTGAGATTTGTTGTTCGATGTCTTTGAGTTCAGCTTTCAGACCATCCATTGTGGCCTTCAACTCATCTCGACGCTCGAACAGAGTATCACTGTTCATGTCGATTATCCTTTTAATTTTCTAGAGACTACAGCATGTGGTAGCGCAAATTTTTTGTCAACCACTTTTTTTAGAAAGGTATATTTCGATGTTGTGAACAGCCTTCATCAACTTCTTTTTTAGTTTAAATTCAGGGGTTTCCACGCCTTTTGCGTCTTCGATCACATGCTCCCAAGACCCGTCCATTTCCTCAAAGTCATATTCAAAATCCGCAACATAAGTGCAGATTTTTTGACTGTTAACTGTAATGATAAACCGGGGCTGTAACTGTAGATTTTTAACCCGACCAGCCCGTTCTAATGACTTTAAATACAAGTATCTTTGTGACTCCCATTTAGAGTCAAACATGATTCCATCAACCGTAGTTTTCTTGTTGCCGTACTTGCTTCTTGACCTACGTTTTTTAGAATAGTATGCTGTCTTTGGTAACATTTCTGGGAGAAATTGTAATGGTTCGTAAAACAAAATACAAGTCTGTCGGGGTTAGTGATGAGACTTATGAAATGATTGTTGAGATCGCAAAGAAAGAAAAGCGAAACATTTCTCAGCAGTTGGCTATGATTGTCGAGCAAGAATTTAACAAGACATTCAAAGAAGAAATATCACGCAATCTTTATGGCGGCATTTCAATTGCAATGAATGATTAAAGTAATCCTGCGCTTCCAAGGCCACCCAGTAATGTCGCCGCTATTGCAGGATTTTCTCTAGCCCTTTGGCGAATGTTTCTCTTTTCCACAGCCCTTTGACGTATCTGCCCCAATATATCTTGTGGCTGTGATACAGGCGCCGCAGCGGAAACACCTCTATCCAGAGATGGCAGAACTTTTGGAATTGGTGTTGGAGCAGGCTTTGGCGCACGTTGCGATCTTTCATCAGACAAACGTTTTTGCTCATCGATCTCGCTTCGGATTAGGCTTTCCGCTGCCTGCTTCGCGTTGACCGTAGTTTCATCGATAGCTTGGGCGCCAGTTTGTGCAATAGCCCGTGAGATACCGTTGCCGATCAGCTTACCAAGAGTTCTAGCCTTTTCAGGGCGAGATGCTTTACCAGTCAATGCCCGGTACTGGTCATCGATATTCTTGTAAAATAGGTCAGTAGACAGCATACGAGTAATCAAGCCAAACCGTGCAAGTTTGCCAAGGTTCTCAAGAGGCGCTGCAGCGATGCCAGAGGCAATCAATGGACCACCGTCTGTTGTCTTGGCGTTGAATGATAGAACTTCACCAAAGCGGCGCATGCGGCCTGCCATTTCGGGTCCGAACAATTCTTTTAGTCTACCAGCTTGAGCTTCGCGCTGCAGTCTTGCGCCGAACTCTGCCATCTTTCCGGGTTCAGACAAAAACTTCTCAGAGAAGTCTCCAATTAGGTTTTCCATGTAAACCCCACGCAACTTCTGCAGATCATTAGGATCATCAAAATATGTGACGAGCTTTCTAATTGTTGTTGGCGCAGTGTTAGGGCTTGTAATTATGTTAGCTGCTGCAACTTCGTCTAAATCACCACTATCTAGCTGTTTTAGAATACGGTCTGTGTCAAACTCAAGTTGATTTTTCTGAGCTTTAGCAACGTCTTTTAGCAATCCAATATTAGGCTCATCTGCATTTGTTAGGGCAGATACACGCTGCAAAACACTTTCGTCCGCTCTCGCTAAACTTGTTGCCGCCATTTGATCTGCTAATCGTTTAAGCTCACCATATTCGCGCTTGCCAAATAATTTAACGCCAGTCGCGCCCAAATTATTTACTTTGGTTCTAAAAGATGTACCGCTAAAGTTTTTTGGGTTAACAACATTGATAGAACCTTCGATGTTTTCACGTATCCATTCGCCTGCAATTCTTTTGCGCAGAGGTTCCCAGTTCCCCTTGAGCATTTCTTCTGCTCTAATTAAAAGGTCTGGGTTATTTGGCTTAACAATGCGATTCATCATTCCCGCAGTGTTTGCGCGTCCCAGTTCTTTTATTTCTTTTCGAATTGCGCTGAGATTAGAAATGCCAGCTACTTCATTCCAAGCTGTCATACCTTTTCTGTAGAATGTACGCGCATCTGGAATATCTTCTGCAGCTTTCAAAATCTTACGGCGCCCAGATTCAGTTAAAGTAGTACCTGCAGCATCAAGAAGGTCTTCGATATTTGAATACTCTAACTTGTTATCAATCATCTTCAAAAGATCACCGCCATAACGCTCTAACGTGGTGTCTTTTGGGTTCATGTTGATAAAGTCATTCAAACTTTTACGGGCATTGTAAAGTTGGGCAAAACTTGCGTTTTTGCCTCTGCCAAGCTCTTTAAGGCTATTCAATGCAGTTACAGTTGTACCTGTGCTGTCTGTTAGGACAGAGCCTCTGAACTGTTCTGCGTTGTCTTTTGCGAAGCGTTTGATGTCGCCTACTGGTATGATATTAGATTCACCAGCCGCACTTTTTACAGCATCATCTATCGATTTAAACTGCGCACCTGCAAGATTTAAAAAATCAGTATATGCGCCTTTCCAAGAGTCATACAAATCTTGGTTGATATTTACCACATCATCTTTAGCTGCTCTACCAAGATCATCGGCAACATTTTTAAACTGATTTAAAACCTTTTTTTGAGCTTCATTAACTTGAGATGTTAGCTTTGTCTTTCCAGCCTCACGCGCAGCAAACAATGCGGAGCCTAACGCCATAGGGTCTACAGCACCAGATGCATCTCTAAACTCTTTTACTGCATTCTGAATGGCAATGCCATTCTCTCGTGTGCGCTTGGAACCACCAAAAATCTTTTCACCGATAGCAAAGGCACGGGCAAGAATTGGCTGGAATCCC